TGCTCGACCCGCCGCTAATGGTAGAGGCTTGCCCGCTTGCGGTGTTGCTCGACCCGCCGCTAATGGTAGAGGCTTGCCCGCTTGCGGTATTACTTTCCCCGCCGCCAATGGTAGATCTCACCCCGCTTGCTGCGTTGCTCGACCCGCCGCCGATGGTTGAATATTGCCCACTTGCCACCTGTGCAGCGGTCGCCCGCGTCATCTGGAAATCGACAGCACCTATCCCCCGCTTGTTGCCGCCGGTAGCCGTGCCATCGGGAACATGAGCTAATATGGCGCCATTGCCTTTTGGCTTTAGGACAAAGTCAACATTCGTAGTACTTCCTTTGGCCTCGAGAGCGCTAACATTCGTTGTATTGTTCGGTGAACTTGTGTACGCATTATCATCGAAGTTTACCAAACCACCGCCACCTGCTGCGGGTTGCCATGCGCTGCCACCGCTGCCGTCAGCTGTGAGAACGTCACCACTACTTGCGCCCGTGCTAACAATATCCGCATCGGTATGCGTGTGTGCTTTTTCGGCAGCCTCAACCCATGCGGCATCCTTGCGCCCGTAAATTTTGGTATCGCTTGGGGCTTCGCTGATACCACCTGCGTTGTCTTTGCCAAACTCTGCGTAATGGTCACCGGTTACGTCCGGCTCCGTCAGGGTCATAGACCCCGTACCGTCACGCCGTGTGAACCGCAAACCTTCTTTAGTTTCTTCTATTTTTATTTTCATTTACTTTTTCCTCCGAATAAAAAACCTATGACGAACGCCGCGCCGTGCGTTCCTATATCTGACCATATAGTGCGCTTGCTGTAATTGTTTACAACACGAGCAACAGGGACATTCATGATTATCGTATCTGGATGATACTTAGCCCACAAGCTTAACACGCTTTCCGGATACCTGTATTCAACATTCATTGTATCGTTATTTATCACAGTATCCAACGTAGCAACAAATGCCGGTGAGCAGTACAGCCCTTCAGGTGTTACTTGTTTTACAACGGTGTCAAACTTGACAACCGTGTCACGTCGGATAATATTTTTTGTTACCACGTCGGTAACGACTAACGGGTCACGCTGAACAACCTTTGTCACAACGACAGTATCAACGATACGCTCAACGGTACGGATGCCGCCGCACCGGCTTAAGAGCCATAAGGATGCAACAACAATAATTCCGGCAATAATGTAATTTATAGTATTCATATGCCAACCAAGCCTAAGACCAACATACGACCCAACGGGTGCGTTAAATTTCGTGACCGATTGTACACGCCGCCGCCATCACGCTGCGAGCCTGCCGCACCGCTTGATGTATTAAACGCAACTGTCTTTACCCAACCCGCTCTGCCAATTTCGCGGATGCGCTCCACGTGACCACTTGCGCTCGTGGCATAGCCCCAACAAAGGAAGTCGCCACGTCGTGGCGTGTAGTGTACACGCTGCCCCTTGCGCTTGGCCCAATTCCAGAACGTCCGGACGTGGCCTGTGCGCATAATGCATATAGATGTACAAATCTGCGCAAAGGCCCAATATTGCCCCGCCATGCAGTAAGGTGAACCCTTTGGGTTGCCAACGGCAGCATTATATTTATTTATGGCAACGCCATCATTGCGCCCTGTACGCTCACGCACACCTACTTGGCTTTGCGCAACAGCTAAACTATTATACCAAAGTGCGCTGTCACAGCTAATAACAACCTTAGTTGCTGAATGCAATGAAGTAGCTGCCAGCATAGACAAGACCAACAAGCAGAGCCACAGCATTGAAAATACGTGCTTTCGCATTTAGATTCCCTTCACCGTTGAAAGAGTCTGGACTGTAAACAAATAATACTATATGGCTAAGTATCACCGTTAGCATGACCGCAAAGGAGGCCTGCTTAAAGGTGTCGTATACCTCATTGCGCAACCCGCCAAATGCAATGAACGCAATAACGACAACAAGCAAAGTACCATGACGTGCGAAAAAGTTGCCAACAGCTGTTTTATCAATTTCCATATTACTCCCAAATAAATAATTGTACTTTGTGCGAGGGCTGCCGTATGATACAGCCCCCAGCAAAGCACAATCTTAGTTGTGCTAAACGTACGCCACCACTTGCGTACATGCTTCTACGATTAACAAATCAGCTGCGCAACAACTCCCTTATCTGTTGCCGTGTACGGCCCGACATCGCCGCGACCAAGGAAGGCTACAGCTGCGCCGTAGGTTCCACTTGTGCCGTCACCTGCCGTTGCAACTAATTTAATGTATCGTTTTTTACCACGCAAGTCAACGAACCATTGGAAGATACCGTCGTCATCGGTGGCCGACGGCAAAGCAGACGTTCCACCTCCATCAACTTGCGGCAGCGAAGAAGTACCGTACACACTACCGGTAATATCGGTAGCCCCGCCCATGCCGCTATCATCGGATTCAGTCAGCTTAAGTGCCGCCATTGCAATGTCGGTGGCACCCAAAGCAAAAGAAACAACGAGGTAATCATAACCGAAGGTATCAATTACCGTTGTCGTAAAACTTGCGTTGTCCTTTATCGCACCCGGTGGGCATGCGTTCACGACTTTTATGGATTGTAATTCAATCATATTATTTCCCTTTGTAATAAAAATTAAGAAGCTGCTGTAATCAGTCCAACGACAGGGCCGGCCTTGCGTGCTGAAGCCGTAGCCGATGCGTTACCTACGTCGTGAACAACGATGTCAACGCGCTGCGTTGTCTTGACGTAAACTGTATCAGAGAGGAAGCCCGCCGAATCATCGCGTTTCACTGCAATTTGTGAACGCCGCCCCATCGTTGAGGCTAGCGACAGGTCACCAAGCAATGCGCATACCTGACTATTTGCCTCGACCTTCGGCATGGCATCCGTGAACACAACAGGAATGCCAAGAAGTTTAGCATTGCCAATACCATTAACAAAGTCCATAGGCGTTACCCCTGAGGCAGCCATAATCAATCGCTCTGGGGCTGCTGCCCAAAACTGCCTACTCATGAACCAACGTGTATTGGCGGTATATCCTAAATTTGGCAACAAACCTTTTGCGGCTACGAAGTCTTCCATCGTTAGCTCAGAGTACGCATTGCCGCTACCGACCTTAAGACCTGCGATATGGGCAATCGTGTTGCTAAGTGATTTTAACCTCGTGGTAACCCCAACGATACCATCATAACTACTTGTACCATCACCAACGAAACCGGCTTCGTCAATTTTTTTAGCAGCAGCCCGCGCCATATCGCCGGCAAGGATATCGCCAATGCGGATGATTGCGTCGTCTTCTAACTCATTGGTAAACGATGCTAATGAATGAATTTTTTTAGCAATTAATTTAATGCGATTAGTCAGGCTACCACTGTCCAAGCCCGATAACGACGAGGCTTCAGAACCCCAATAGGCCGTGGCGTTATCGGTGATGCGGATAACATCACGCGTATCCGAACCCATAGGCTCCACGCGTGTGTACTGCTCATATACGCCGTACTGCTCAATAAGGTGGATAACGTACGATGACAGTTCATTTGGCACCAACGCGCCACCGAGTGCGTTGTCGTACTCAACGTTAAACGCTTTGGTGTTTATGTTCAAGTCGTTTAGCTTCGTCTTTGCTTTGTCGCTACCGCTCACAGCCATGCCGAAGAGGCCGAACTTATACGCGATTTCGTCAGAAGGTAAATTTTTTGCAATTACCTTAGATCCCCCTGTGGCGTATGGCATGGCCTTCACTTCAGGGGCAGGCGTTGGTAAGGTCTGCACATCGAGGGGGGGAGCAGCTTGGACGCTCTTTTTCTTTAGCTCTTCGAAGTTCTGCAAAGATTTGATTTCCGTTTTAACGGTTTCGATTTCACCCGCTAACTGTGCAGCCTGATCTGCCTGTACCGCCGTCGGTGACGGCAAAGCAAAGAGGGAATTGAGTTGAGACTCTAAATCTCTTTGCTTATCATGCATTTGTTGTATCGTCATAATTTAGTTTCCTTTGTGATAATTGTGTTTAGCTTTAATGGCGGCCATACGTAATATGGCTGCCTTGTCCTCTGGCTTGGCACTATCAGCGAGCGTGCGTATATCAGCTGCCGAATCCTGAAGCGCACTAATAGCGTTGTCAATAGAGTTAAGATGTTCATTCAAACTTTTAACGTTGCTACTTGACAGTACTCTGCCTTCTTTAGTACGCATATCTACACGAGCTTTCAACCTGTCCACAAGCCCCGCTATATCAACCCGTACAGCGTTTACATGGGCATCGAAGCTCAGCGAGTTATACATACTTTTATTTATCGTCGTAGTCAAATTATTTACAGGGAAAGTCACCACCGACCACTCCCAAAGTTTGCCATTTATAAGTTCGCGCACACCGTCATGAGCAATGCGGTCTTCAAAGGTTTGTATGCCGACGCTATACTGCGATAATATACCTTTTTTTATATTGCTGTACACTTCGGCCCCTTTCGTTCCTGGCTCTGTATTAAATTCAGCCCGAACAAATAAACCGCCATAGTTTTTTAACGACGCTGGCAACAAAGCGTCATGCGGTGCAAGGCTGCGCACTTCGACAGTTCGCGCAACAGGTGCGCTGGGGTCATGCTGCCACAAGCCCATAATAGGCGTTCCCTGCTTGAACTCTTCAATCGAGGCATCGAAGTAGCCGTAAACAATGCGCTCATTGTACCTATCTACATTACCGTACACCGCCGCGATGAGGTCAACGGTGCCTTCGGGTAAACTCTCATTATCAAGCTTGACAGCGTTAATAAATTTATGTGTTATCATAATTTTTCTTTCATTGCTTTACTTTACTTTTCTTCACAAGTCGCGTGCGACAACGGCAGTTCACCGCGTTCCATGCCGAAAGCCCATCACCGGCAGGCTTATCGGTAACTTCGCCACCCACGACAAATAAACCTGCTTCGTTTTCGTACTGCCCGTTAGCCTCCCTATGTGCCTTCCGTGCCTTCGGCAAAGCAACCCACATGCGTACGACCTGTTTTTCCGGTGGCTTGCGGCTATTGTAATCTTTTTGAACTTCGGCTTTTGCGGTGGCCTCTGTAGCTGTCACCGTCGTGCGTGCTATCATGGCGGCCTGTGCCGGTGCAAGAGTTTTGAAAAACGTTGTTAGCTCATAGTAAATATCTTCAACACTTGCGTACGGATTAGCCACAAGAACTTTCTGCACTTCCTCACGTATCGTCCCTATGCTCTTTCTGATTTTGCTTGCTGATTCTTTTACACCGCTACGCACTGCCTCCGTATATTCGCCCTCTGCATCTGTTCCTATTTCATTAATAGCGGTAGCAATAGCGTTTAGTATAATTGTTTTGCGCTCTTCCTCAGTAGCGTAAAGAAGTTTGTCTGTCCAATCGTCCCAAGCAATACTCTTGCGCTCAGTGACGTGAACACCTAATTTGTACGTTTTTGTAATGTCCTTGCCCAGCTCTTCTATCCCCTTGCGCAAGGCTTCATACAAGGGGCGCTCTTCGTCGGTTATGTCGTTATCACCATCTTTGTAGTCATAGGCTTTATTGCTTATTTTAGTACTTGTTGCCACGGGCTCCGGCACTACAGCCGCCGCCAAGTCGTAAACTTCCCTAACTTCGGCAATGGTCATGATGCCCGCAAGGTAGGCTTCACGCGCCTGCGTTAACGCTTCGGCTTGCGTGGGTTTGAGTACCTGCAAACTGTCAACATTAAAGCGCAAATTTATATCCGGATATTCAGAGCGAAAACCCTCCGTGAGTTGCGATGATAATATTGCATACAATGGTACGCGTGTGTACTGTGTGAAGTCTTTGGCGGCCTGCTCAAAATTTGAATATGTGGTCATTTGCAAACCTGCGTATGTGTACGCCATAATAGGATGCACTCGGTAGGTTCCACAGATGCGGCTTTCGAGTTGGGCAAAGGTGTCGGTCATGCCCATTTCGCTATAATTCAGCGCAAGCCTTTGTACAGACCGCACACCCCACAGGTGCGCCGCCATGCCCTTGTTTGCACCGCCGTAACGCTTGCCGAAACTCTCGCGTATTGTTGTCTGCTGCGTAGGTGTTAACTCTTCGTCGTAAACTATTACAGTATTTGGCACCGCGTCGTTTTTGTGCAAACTATACACAGTAGTTGCAGCCTCGTTAAAAGATGCTACCGAAGTATATGATAATCTTATTGGTGAATCACCCATCCAATCGCGTCGCGGATCGTGCCAGAACGCAGTAAGGTGGATGATGTCTTCTTTGTCTATGGGGATTTCCTTTGCATCTACCGTATATCTGTACTTCGTTACTACTCCGTATTTATCTACGATAGGCGTGATAAACTCGTCAGAATACACCTTCAAATATTTTACTACGCCGTTAGCCCTAACCTTGTATATGTACGCATTGCCGGATATGCACAGGTAGAGCATAGCCCGGCTGAATACGCGCTCCCATTGCGAAGCCTCAAGGATCGCATATACGCCATGCTGTTCTATTACTTTACCGTTGTTGTCGTATGCCCACAAAGGAGCCTCCGGCATGGTCAGCTGATACGCCATTGCGCAACCTTGTAGTATTGGGTTCTGCTCATACAGCTGCAAATATTGCCCGTAGTTAACCACGCTGCCAAATGCTTGCCGCCCTGCCATACCAACAGGTAAGGCCACCGTTGCGGTGGGTTGCGTCGCTTTTACTTGCACTCCAAACAATTTTTCTAACCAGCCCATTTGCAAAGTTTATCTATATGGTAAATATACCTACCGTACTTTTACTTGCTAACGTGTCAGCGTGGACTAAAGCATCTACGAAATGATCATCTTCGTTCTTTGTTTCCCCTGTGAACGCAAGTAATGACTCTTCAAACTCTCGCGGTAGCGTGCTTGCAAACCCGATATTACCATGCTCAATGCGCCCTTCAACAGGCAGAAACCTTGAAAGTTTACTTTTTGTTGCAGGCATGCCACGCACATAAATATCAGGCATAGCGCGACGCACGTCGTCAACAATTATACGTTGAAACGCTACATCTTCAATACCGCATTTTTCCGCACCGTACCTTTGACAAAAAGCGACAATGCGCTGCGTGATTTCGGTGAGTGAAGATTTGCGGAACCGTTCCGCACCAATAACCACACGAGGGCGGTGCTTGTCTTCTGGAACAGCAAGGGCCACAAGTGCCGTAAAGTCTGCATCTTCTGCCTCACTAATAGCAAGGTCAACACCAACGCAAACGGTGTAGTCTGCATCTGGTATCATGTGGCGATACCACTCGCGTTTGATTCGTGCACCTTCCGCGTCTACGAATTCAGCTAGCGCCTCTTGCGCAAAGATGCGTGAAGATACTTGGCTTTTGTATCTATCCAACTCTTCGACTGGCAGATGCGGGTTGTCGTACGAAGTGTAATGATACCTCTTCGCATATTCCGCCGACTGATCCCACAAGCGCCTAAAGTACTGCCCGCCCTTGTCAGTCTTTGGCGTTGATAGGTGCCACGCCGTACCCTTGCGCTTCATGAGGGTGGGCTGTATTGCCTGCGTCCACGCATCTTCGTAGTTGCGCGAAATAGCACACTCATCAATTACAACAACATCATATTCACGAGGTCTTATAGCATCATAATTATCGAGGCTCCACAGGTCAAGTTGCGCACCCGTGACAAATTCAATAGCGTGTTCATTACGTGCGCTGCGTGTGATTGCCGGCAAATAAATATTTATAAAATCATTCATCCATTGTGATAAATATTTATACTCTGGCGCTATGTAAGCCATCACCTTACCCGCTGCCATGCCCCTCGCTATGGGCGCTCTTGAGCCTCGAGACTTACCGAACTTGCGACCGCACCGCGCAATAACAAGACGCGCATCGTCGTTATGTTTACCAAAAACGTCGCGCTGTTTTTCGTGGTGATTCGGTTTAACTTCTATCACGCGGGTTCCCTTCGACTGCATCCTTCAGAGTCCATCTATAAATCTCTCTTTAGTCTCCAGTAGCTCCATAATTTTTACCTTTATTAGTTAGGTTATAACAGTCCATTAATACAGAGTAGGGAGCTTCTATCTCCTGAGCTATACTCCTGAGGCCTGGTAGTAACATTAAAGAGGCTGGCTCATTTATCATAAATTCAAAGGATATAGCCCAAAGGATAGAGCTATACTGGTCTGAGCCTAAACATCCGCTCCAGGTCTTAGGTAGTCCAAAATCTTGAGGTTTAATCTGTAGGAGGTCTTTATATTTTGCTCCCTCCTGTAGGGCTTTCTCTAAGGCTCTAAAGTATTTACTATATCTGGAGCTTATTACTGTCTCCTCTAAGCCCTCCAGCGTCTCCTTTGTAATCCCTGTAAGTTTCTGTTTGTATGGGAATTTATGTTTAATCTCACTAATCATTTATAACAACGTGTTGGTTTGTGTGTAGTTCTTCAATCCTGTCACTTTGTTGAAGCAGTTGTTTACCAAGCCATATTTGCATGGTTACATTACCCTCTTCGGCTTTCAAATACTGCATGCGCCGAAGCGAGGCTTTACCCTCTTCCTGTGCCTTTTTAATAACGTGGGAAAACCGATCGCGCAAAGTATCGATAGAGCAATTCAAGATTGCCGCCATTTCCTGATACGTACAATGAATTTTTGCAAGTGACGCGAGCAGCTCGGTATCGATCGCAAGGGGCGGTCTTCCACCTTTATTTTTTGGCGCGGTTTGGGCGGTTGTTTCCATAGTCTTAGTGCTCCTTAGCGAATATAATCATTGCATAGCAAAAAAGCAAGCAAATTGATAAAATTTTTATCGCCATGATGATTATTTCGTTTTCAAACACAGCAAGCAAAACTTCCTTTTATGACGTTCATTATAATTCAGACCTGTTTTTCAGACTTTCTATAATAATTATATTAAATATATTTATATTAAATTGGGTTACAATAAGGAAGTATAATAATAATATTAGAGAAAGTCTGCAAAACCCCCATTAATCGTAATAAATCATCATGATGTTAAATTTGTTTATATCATCTGGCGCAAAAAATGCCTCTTGCGGAACTTCTATGCCTATATTCACCATGTTTTTACGACGTTATTTTTAATTTTTACAGAAAAAACCATTTTTTTACCCTTTGTAACCCATTGGTTTCAAACGACTTGTTAAATTTATGACGAAAAAACGAAAAAAATACTTGACAAATGCGGAAAATTCAGTAGTTTTGTGGTGTAATAAAAAACACACAACACAAGGAGTTAACAATGAGCACAACATACTACAAATTCGAAAACTGCTACCTATGCTGCCAACAAGGACACTTTAGCGTGGTGTTTGGCACCCCAAATGCAACAGTAAATGACCTCGTACGCACCCTAAATGAAGGTGGTACCTATGAGTTTGAACAGGCTTATGAACTTATTGAGGCCCGTGAAGTGCCAGAGCCTCCCACGCCGGTATCTGAAGTTGTTGAAGAATTTTTAAACAACGAAGATATTGAATATAGCGAATACCGCGCATCCACAGGGTCTACATATATAACAGTGGTTAACGAAGATGACGAAGCCGTGGTTATCCGCATAGCCGACCACCTCGAGTGCTACCCGCCAAACCGCACCATAGTAGCGCAGGTAACAATTAACAGGAATGAAACTAATCACGCAGAAATTAAAACAGCAGTGGCAGCGGTTATTGCCAAGATTGGATACACTTTATGACGACGCTTACCAACATGCGCACCGGTGAAATTCACAGTTTTGCTACACAAATGGAGTACGTTCAGTTTCTGATGGAGCTGCAAAAAATATACGGAAAGCATACCAAGTTTGCAGATGGCGTAATAACGTACTATTACTCCAACGACCGGTACAGCCCTGCGCGTAAGATTCGCGCAAGGTTTAAGCTTGAGTGGACAGAAGAGAACGATAACGACACCAACTAACTTTATTTCACAAACTACAAGAAGCACTCATGAAAAACAATGAAAGCAAGTTATCCGCCGAAGATATAGAACAGGGGCTAACAAATGGAGACAAGTACATACGTAGAGCGTTTGCCAAGCGCACCGACTACACACCCACGCCGGAGCAAATCGAACGTGGGCTAACGGACACCAGCGAGTATGTGCGCACAGCGTTTGCCGATCGCAGGGACTACACACCCACGCCGGAGCAAATCGAACGTGGGCTAACGGACACCAGCGAGTATGTGCGCATTGCTTTTGCCTATCGTGGCGACTACACGCCGACGCCGGAGCAGATCGAACGTGGGCTAACGGATGTTGAGTGGAACGTGCGTGTAGAGTTCGCGTGGCGCAGGGACTACACGCCGACGCCGGAGCAGATCGAACGTGGGCTAACGGATGAGAATGCTGACGTGCGCCTTGCGTTTGCGGAGCGCACCGACTACACACCCACGCCGGAGCAGATAGAGCGTGGACTAACGGATGTTGAGTGGTTCGTTCGCACAGCGTTTGCGCTACACGCAAAGCGTGATGCAGAGCAAAGGAAAGAAGATAACTAACTTTATTTCACAAACTACAAGAAGCAATAATGAAAAACAATGAAAGCAAGTTATCCGCCGAAGATATAGAACGTGGGCTAACAAATGGAGACAAGTACATACGTAGAGCGTTTGCCAAGCGCACCGACTACACGCCGACGCCGGAGCAAATCGAACGTGGGCTAACGGATGTTGAGTGGTTCGTTCGCACAGCGTTTGCGGAGCGCACCGACTACACGCCGACGCCGGAGCAAATCGAACGTGGGCTAACGGATGTTGAGTGGTACGTTCGCACAGCGTTTGCGGGGCGCAGGGACTTCACGCCGACGCCGGAGCAAATAGAACGTGGGCTAACGGATGTTGAGTGGTACGTGCGTGTAGAGTTCGCGTGGCGCAGGGACTACACGCTGACGCCGGAGCAGATAGAGCGTGGACTAACGGATGTTGAGTGGTTCGTTCGCACAGCGTTTGCGCTATGCGCAAAAGCGTGATGCAGAGCAAAGGAAAGAAGATAACTAACTTTATTTTTCACCATACATAATAAAAACAATGTTACGATCATCTGAATTAGCAGCAGCCTTAGGCGTTGCCAAGTACACAACGCAGCGCGAGTTGTGGGAAAGACGGCAGGAAGGCTATGAGCCACCTGCCGACGACTTAGCCCGCCGCATGGGACGCCGTATGGAGCAGGCAGTGCTAGATGAGTACGCCGAGCGCCACGGCGTAATAATAGATACGCCGCAGGTAGCAGAGCGTGGGATTATCCGCGGTATAGCTGATGGCGTAGACAAGCTAAATAAAGTCATAATAGAAGCTAAAACAACAACAAGCTATGCCCGCAAATCATGGGGGGATTGGCTATTGCCTGACTACTTTTGGCAAGTGCAAAGTTACATGTATCTTTACAACATGGATAAGGCAATAGTAGCCGTGTTCGAAACAGATACAAAAACCTACATGGAGTATAGCGTTGACTTTGCGCATGGCTTTGACGAGGCCTTAGCGGCAGCGACAAAATTTTACAGTACATATTTAGCCGAGCCTAATTTACCTGCACCGCCGGATACCGTGATGCAAAGTGAACCCGGTAAACAGTACAACGCAGATGACGATACCGCTGAAAAATGGGAGCAATACAGGTACGCTAAGGAACAAATAAAAGTTTACGAATCGCAAGCGGACGAAGCGTTGACCTACATAACCGCCGCGATGGGAGACGCTGAAACCCTTGTTGTTGCGGGTTTGGCGGTAGCCACGTACAAAAGTAGCACAGTAAAAAGGGTTGATATCGCAGCCCTGCCTGAAGACATTAAAGAAAAATACACAAAGCAAAGTGAAGTACGTACGTTTAGAATAAAGAGGGGACGCGCATGACACCGCAGGAAATAATAAAGCAGCAGGCAGAGCAGCAGCGCAAACAGGTAGTAAATGCGATATTAAAGCAAATTAGTGGCGTCGTAGCAAGTGGCTACACGCTCGACGATTGGGCAAAAATTGCCGTTGACGTGTTTGCGACAAATCCAAAACTCGTGACGTGTAGCACCGTATCACTTATCCGCGCTTTTTCGGATGCGATGGAAGCAGGTTTGCGGCCAAACAGTAAGGAAGGTTATTGCTACATAATTCCATTCAGAGGTGAGGCAACCTTTGTCATGGGTTATTACGGACTGCTCGAGCTTGCTTACCGCACCGGTATGGTGCGTGACATACGGGTGCAACTGGTGTATGCAAATGATGAATACAGCTCGGAAACACAAAACAACGCAATAGTGATAAACCACAAATATAACTCTATGCAACCTATCGCAGATCGTGGTAAGTTAATTGGTGGCTATGCGATATTGCGCACCGTTAATGACGGCACATACACGACTGAACTAAGCTACGAAGAATTAGAACAACGCCGCCTAATGTCTCCCGCCGCCGAACTCGAAGTGTGGCGCAACAATCGAACTGAAATGTACAAAAAAACATTACTAAGGAATTTAATAAAATATGTTAGAAAACAATGGGAAGACAGAAGCCCATATACAGCGGCAGGTGGTGAATTGGCTGCTACAAAACAGGTGGATAGTGATCCGAATCAACTCCCTACGGATGCGCCACCTTGTGAGTTACGTAGTATATCCGAAGAGCCTAACAACGGGGCTGCCGGATCTATTAGCCTACCGGTCTGGGATGTCGGTATGGATCGAAGTGAAGGCAGCGGAGGGCCGTCTGTCACCGTCGCAAAAAAACACGCAAAAAATACTAACCCATTACAGGTGGCTGGTGCTGACGGTCAGCTCGGTGGAAGAGTTGGAAGCGAAAATAAAGGAGGTGGAAAATGAAACTGAAAGATAAACTAAAACATTATCTACAAGTTTACAGGGTGCGCAGGCTGACGCATGAATCGGCTCGCGCCCTCTACAAGGCTGCCAAGTATGGCTTGCGGATAACGTACCCGTATAAAGTTATCAAAAGCACAAGTAAAGCGGAAAACCTTATGCGGATACGCCGTAAAGAATTTACGCACATGGCGGAACTGCATGAGCAGAAGGCAGCCCTTTATCGCTCCTTAGCCGAGTTAACCATCGACACCGACAACGAAAAAAAATAACTACATTTACAAACATATTTACACAAAGGAAAAAAAATGAGTTCAATTAGCGTAACGATGCGCGGAGTAATTGCCGATAGCACCCCAATCGAACATACCAAATACGGTTCACGAATGAAGCTAACAATATTGGTGGGTTATGGCGAAGAGCGTGAAAATTACTACCAGATAGAAGTAAAAAAGGATGCAATAGTTGCCCTCATTACCACACTGCCCATAGGTGCCGAAGTGATAGCAAATTGTAGCTTGCGCGGTATCAAGTACCAAAAGAAGAGTGACGGCAACACAGCGTATTTCACTACGCTTGAGTGCTGGAAGTTAGAGCCCGTAAACAATGCGGCAACACAAAGCGCACCTGCCGCCGCCCTGTTCGATGGGCCAACGTCGGAAAACCCGTTTCCGCGTCCACAGGAGACGAATGAAGATATAAGTTTTTAATATGACAGCGCGGACCAATGCAGCTAAGAGAGTATCAAAAAAATTTAGTAGGTGACGTTTACACCGCATGGCGTGCGGGTTTCCGCAGGGTATGCATGCAGTTGGCAACAGGTGGCGGCAAGACGGTTGTTTTCGCTGCCATCTGTGCCGACGCGGTAGCCTCTGGACGTAGGGTGCTGATACTTGTACACCGTGAAGAAATACAACAACAAGTGGTGGCAACACTTACTAAATTTGGTTTACAACCGCATTCATTATATGCCGGTGGCGATGTGTATGAGGCCGCCCAAATCGTTGTCGCTATGGTGCAGACAGCCGTACGCAGGCATTACATTCATGCCGATGTGGTCATCGTGGACGAGGCACACCACGCAGCTTCAAAGTCGTACGAAGAGTACCTAAATAAATATACCGATGCACTGGCACTTGGCGTAACGGCAACACCCGAAAGACTTGACGGCAAAGGTTTAGATAATCAATTTGATGAGTTGGTTTGCGGCCCGCAAGCAAAAGAATTAATTCGGTTAGGCTATCTTGTGGACGCAGATATATACGCCGTTCCGCTGCCAACGGATGCGCTAAAAAACGCTAAAATAAGTATGGGAGACTTCCGCAAAAGCGACGTCGAAAAGATAATGAAAAATAATATAGTTTATGGCGACGTTGTTAATACGTATTTGGACTGTGCCGATGGGGCGCAGGGCATCGTCTTTGCCAGCAGTATAGACCTTGCCACGTCCTACGCAGCGGAGTACGCTGAAGCAGGCATACCTTCAAAATTAATACATTCCAAGATGCCGCCAGCAGAGCGAAAAAGCAATGTAAATTTATTTCGCAAAGGGAAAATAAAAATACTCATTAACGTAGCGATTGCAACCGAAGGGTTCGACGTCCCGCAATGCGATTGCGTGCAGATGCTTCGTCCTACGGCCTCTTTAACGTTGTACTTGCAGATGGTAGGTCGCTCATTGCGCCCGGCCAACGGTAAACAAAGTGCTATAATATTAGACCATGTGGATAATGTACGCAGGCATGGAGTGCCAACGGCAGACAGGCGGTGGAGTTTGCGCGGCAAAAGTTACCGTGAGCGTGAAGAACTACCAGAACTCATAGAAGTAGAGGGTTTGCCGGACTTGGACGGCACCACAACAGGGCGGATGATAGAACACAAAAGAGCAGTAAAACTTGTGCCTATTCACCGCGCTCACCGTGACCCTCTGCCCGCACAATTGCGCGCATTGGCAAACGGTGCGAAAGAATATAAATTTATCAACCACAGCTATATAATAAAACGATGGCGTGAATTAGGTGGCGAGCCTACGCCGGATATTATCAGGGAGTACGCAACTGAATTCGGCCTCCCGTATGATTGGCAAATCAACACACTATTACTAACGAAATTTAGCTAAAGTCTTATGGAATACAAAGAATTTACAGATTTGTTTTATCAGCAGGGGTTGCAGGTTATTCCGTGCGGAGCTAACAAGAGGCCAACAGTAGACCGGTGGCGTGACGTGGAACTGCGGCAAATTGGTGAAGAATTACTTGCGTCAGCAGGCTGCATTGCGATACGTTGTGGCGATGGCGTAGAGTGTTTAGACTACGATAAAAAAAATGATGATGGCGACAACTTTGGTGAGGCCATGAAGTTGCTATCTGAAGACTTGTATCAACGGCTATACATAGAGTCCACGCCGTCTGGCGGTAAACATATTTGGTATAGATGTGCAGATGCTTCGTACGGGAATCAAGTATTGGCCCAGAGCGCAAATGGCCGCAGCACATGGGAAACACGCGGTGATGGTGGTTATGCAATAGTAGCACCCTCACCGGGTTACGAAGTTCTGCAAGGTGATTTGACCGTGTTTATCCCGGAAATCACAAGGGCAGAGCGCGATATGCTTTTTACGGCTGCCCGTGCACAAAATAAATTCGTTCAAGCCATGCTGCCAGAATCTAAAGACGGCATTGAAAAAAAAGCGAAGAGCATGCAACAAGGTTATTTGATTGGTTACTCACCTTTTGATGAGTACGACCGCCGTGGCGAAGCCTTGCCCCTGCTGTTAGAACATAAATGGGAAATAACCGGCAAACGTAATGAAGTGTATTACTTGCGCAGGCCAGGCAAAACAGAAGGGGCACATAGTGCTACCTTAAATTATGTTGGTAAAAACATACTGTACGTATTTAGTACCGACGCGCAACCCTTCGAAGCGCAGCGAAGTTATAGACCTTCGGACATATACATACAGTTGGTTCATGGCGGCAACATCGCCGCAGCCCTTGCAGACCTTGCGGAACAAGGGTACGGCACAGCAGGCACCGTTGGCACCGAGTACGAACGCATAGCACCGGATACCGCTATGGCGTATATTATGCGAGGGCAAGAAGGGTTTGCAGACCTCATCACCGACCTGCATGGTGGCAAAGTAACGCCCTCAAAATTTGCAGCGGGTCGGGTCATGTATGTTGCCGCCGAACATTGCTGGTACATATTCACGAACCCAGCTAATATCAGAGTTTACGACCCTGAAGACCCGCATAACCAATGGTTTCAAGACGGTGCGGAGCCAAATATTGTGCGTGCGCTGGTAGTAGATTCAGCGATAAATATTTGTACTATTGCAATTACCTATTATGGTGAGTTGCTAAAATCAAATACGCTTGAGGGCTATGAGTTTCAGTTCGCTGAAAAAGCCTACCAGAGAGCGCAAAAAGCACTCACAAAAATTGAAGATAACGCAAGTTATGTAACGGGAATATTAACGCGCTACCGGTCGCGAGTTACAACTCGTGCCGTAAGTTGGGACGCAAACCCCGAAGTTATCGCCGTTGCCAATGGCTTACTAAGCCTTACTGACCGCAGCATAAGGCCGCAACTGCCATCCGACTACGTGCAGACCACCGCACCGGTGGAGTACGACAGAGCAGCTACCGCGCCAACGTGGGAGCGCGTGTATTCTGATATTATCGATGATTACAAATCGGAGCAATGGTTCCGCCGTTGGCTTGGTTACTGCTTATCGGGTCATATTAAAGAACACTATCACCCTATACTTTACGGGGCTGAGGGGCGCAATGGGAAAGACACGATAATAAACGCTATTAGTGCGACTCTCGGTGGCTACACCGGTCAGGTGTCCCCTGCTGCCCTTATGGTTCGCAGTAGTAGCGTTGGTAGTGCTACTCCCGAAATCATTGACTTGCAGGGAAAGCGGATAGGGTGGCTTAATGAAACCAACGAAAGCGATAAAATAAATTTGGCATCGTTAAAACAACTCTCGGGTTCGCAAACCCTCAAAGGTCGTGCGTTGTATCGTGGTTATGTTGAGTTTCGGAACACAACGAAGATACACACGGTTACTAACGCTTTGCCCCGCATTAACGCCGACGATTCGGCCACGTGGGCAAGGCTTGTAGTAATAGAATTTAGAAGACGTTATTTCAGCTCGGACCATCCGGACTATGACCCCGACAACCCACTGCATGGCATAGCGGATAAAGACCTATCTGATAAACTTCGCAATGAAACAGCAGGCATATTAAATTGGCTTCTCGATGCTTATGCCGAATACCGTAAACACGGTTTAGGTGCGCAACCCGAAAGCATGCGCGAAGCGTTAAAGGTGTACCGTGCGGACCAAGATAGTATAGGTATGTTTGCCGGTGAGTGCTTGCGCGAGGCACAGGGTACCGAAGAAAGACACAAAAATATTTACATGGCGTATTTGCGTTGGTGTAAAGATTTACAAATACAACCACGCACAAGTAACGCGGTATCGCGAGCCTTGCAAGGTATGGGCTACCAGAGAGCAAATAGAGGTGGTATCATCTGCTGGCGTGATATTGCGCTGAAGCCAGACTTCGAACCGGTACCAATTTTCAACAACTAAAAAAAAAGGAAAAAAAATGATACAAGTAGTAATGACTGATGGGTACTACAATCCTAAATATCCTGACTCAATCTTACAATTTGCAACATTCACCGAAACCGAAGCATACATACGCGGCTATGCGGATCACAAGTTTTTAGGCGTGTGGCATGAATTAATAATTGCAGGTGGCCGCATTAGCGTTATTGCCCACGAAGAGGGGCAGCGGTACGTGGTGCAGGTAGGTACTTATGCGGATGTGTAGCGTTACGGCAGCGATGACAAACGCGGGTGCAACTCCAAGTAAATTTGTATCCACAGTTGGCTCGATGCGGCAAATGTGTACCCGGTCCCGTTATCTGAAGTGACAACGGCAAACAGGCTTGTTGCATCGCCGCCGCTACCATTGCTAACCATCGTTATATTCGTTGCAACCTGTGCTTCGTAAACATTATCGGCAACACGGGAGTAGTCCGCCGTAGCTACGGTAACAGACCCGCACAGCCCAACGGTACTACCTGCGTACGTGCTGCCGCCTGTGGGGCTGCTTGGAGCAACCGCATGGTAAAGGTGTATGCGAATAGCAGGTTTGCATATATCGCCTGCGGCATTGGCTTTTTCATAGGCATACACAGCGACAACCCTAAAGGGTTGGTATACGCCATGAAGAACAGAGGGAAATTGTATAACGCTACTGTTAAGGGCCTCCCCTGTTGTTAGCGCGCCCGCCGTGTATAGTGTTGTTACTTCTTTTGGTGTTGTTGTTGTCAGCACCGTTGCGTATGGTGCCATCGCTATGCAGCTCATATATTTTTTTACCTCCTTAAAATGTTAAATTCAAACCTGACAAACCCCCCTTAGCCCCTGTGCCACACGATACACGGTGACCACCTGCATAACTCCAAATATTTGTATCGTGTGTTAGCGTTGACACGCCTGCATGAGCATTAACGAAAATCATAAATTCGATTAGGTCGCCGCCATTACAAACAACGTGGCGGCCACCTTTAACAAGCCCCTTAGTAATGGCAGCCCCGTTGAAAAATTCCAACGGCATATCATCAATTAAGCTATAAATAGCGTTATTGCGGAAGATAGCAAGTCGCACCCGTGTTGCCGCAATGGCACTATGTAGCACAACGGCACAGAACCCGTAGAACCACCAAACGCCATCAGCGTTGTGCGGTACACGGTAGCGCGCTCCGCCGCTCACCATGTATCCCCCTGAAGTGCTGACGACGGTTTCACCGAAAAAAGCAAGAGGCACCCAAGTGTTATGCGCGATGTATAGGCTGCCCGAGCCGTTGCCGTCAAAGGCCACGTGCCACCCGGCAGCCTGCGTTTCGGCAGCCAAACCGTAGTGCTGTGCCGTATTGGCGGCAAGGTATTCACTTGCTCCCTGTACCGTTGTTTGTTCAATGATTATATTATTGGTTATAACGTTGTTAACTGTACTTTGGTTCATGCCCGCACCTGCCCGCTTGCCCGCCGAATCGGGAAAGGCCAACGCATCAGGTAATATACTACGATTTTTTACAGGTGTGTTCAGCGGCATAAATTATCCTAAGATAATAGTGAATTTTACGGTGTGGTTAGAAAAATCATACTCAACTCCAGTGACGTTAGCATCGGCCCACCCGATATTGGCAAGCCTCGTTGTGCGCGCCCCTGTGAACGTCCACCCGTCTTGCAGAGCACCAACGGTGACCTTAGCACTCGCGAGAGTCTGCGCCATAAATGTAGCCTCGGTCTTGTACATAGTGGTGCCGAAGCCAGCGATAAGAGCATCGGCAAGAGCCCTGCCAATAGTTGCATTTTTTTGCACCTCGTTGCACCATACAGCGTACAAGTCAGCGATATTAAAATTAGATGTTGAAGGTGGCTCAGCGGAAACAGCTGTGGATGCTGTTACATGGCCGGAAGCCGAATAATAAACTTGCGTATATTCATGGCAGCGTAGTGGTGTACTACCTGCGCATGTAAGTAATACATTTGTTTCAGTTAGTCCCTTGCGCATACAGTCCTGAAAGGGCAGGGCAGGGAAAACACTTGTATCTATATCGGTAGATTTTTTTCTACCGCCCAACACGGAGGGGGAATTCGTAAACAAATTGCATTGGATAGTATATGATTTATCTGTCCTTGTACTGCCACTGCTTGCCTTGTATTCAATAACGTTACCATCACCGTTGTAGCTCGCTCTTACCTCAGCCCTTGCAATACCCGACGGTTCAACGTCACCTATGTCGAGGGCATCATCAAGAGAGAGAGAGGCGCCCGCTACGAATTTACACACTGTTATACTCCATTTGACGCCCACGTAATGGCTACCGCCGGATAGCCCATAAACAAAGGAATACGAAGCCCTCGCAAGGGCAGCCTCAATGTAGTCACGCAAATAATCGTAGGCTGATTCATAACTACCTATACTATACTTGTCGTCTTCGGATAAAAGGCCACCGACAACATCGCCATCCTTGTTGTATACTTCGGCAACAACAAATAAATTAGCTGCGTTGTTTATTACGCCATCTGTTGCGCGTGGGTATGTGTCATGTTTGGCACCCCAAAAGCGAACGCCTCCAGAAATTAACAAATCTGATAAATAGCTTCCGCCAGCCTCACGAAGCCAGCTATTTACAGTGCCTGCGGTTCTATTGCCAACATCGCCGGCAGCCCTGCTAATAGCCTCTGTTAGCCAATTCCAGTACGTAGCTACATTTGTAACCCTAAAATTTGTAGTATAACCTGTGTCTTCGAGTCGCGCACTTTGGTATGCATCTGAGCGGTCAACACTACCGAAATTTACATCCCATAGGACAGGGTATAAATTGCTATCACTATAACGCGGTGTACTATTCGTAGCCCCTGCCGTGATAACGTCTTTGCCGCTAACTGCGGAAAGTGATGCGTATAGCAAATCAACTAAATTAACTTCATACAGCTCGCCGTTCAGCTCGCTATCAAAAACAAACTTATTATCATTCAATGCAGGCTCACACCCTGCAAACTCTAAGGTTGTAGGGCTGCCACTACCTCGATTGCTGAAGACAAGCCACGTGTTACGTTTGCCCCCCGAAGAAGGTTCACGTAGGTAGCCCTGTAGGTCCGGGTCTAGAACATCATACCAAAGTTTACAACTAAACTCATACGGCTTAACAAGCCCGATAGGCAGCTCATCAAAAACATATTTAAGGTTACCAAGTTCCAATACAGGGGCATGCGCCGACACAGGGGCAAAGGGTTTGACTGTGGCGTCGTCGAAATGCGTATCATGTGGAATGATGCGAATCTTCCACGTCCACGCCAGCTCTATCGTTTCTTCAAAAATCATAACTAACTATATGCTTTTACTTCCCATAGCATGGTAAGGTTGCGGATGCCGTTGTCGTCGTCAGGCTCTTCCTCCCATGCGCGGAGTGCCACAGGATGAACCTTATTTGTATCCGTTGGGTATGTCCGTGAACCTGCTTCAATGCTTATCCAATAATAACCCGCAGCGGAAATAAAGTTTACCAAATCATCAATATCAGTAAGGTCTGGTTCTGTGCCGTCGTCGTAGGTGTGGGGGTACGTTGTGACGCTGAAGACCCTGCGCTTGCGCACGCGTATGGTAGGGTAGTAGCCACTGACATCCTGCACTTCGGGAGTGACAACCGCCCAAGTAGCATGAGGGGCGGTAATGTACACAGCTTTCGTTGTGTACCCTGATAGGACGGATATAGTTGATTTGTTTAATTCTGTGTCCGTTTTCGCCCCTGCATTATCGTCAGCCCTGTGAATAGTCAGCTTGAAAGATTCAAGTTTCATGCTCGTGCCGCGCTCCACCGCGAATTATCAATTTGGGTAATAACCGAACGGCTCTCAGGCTGTACCGTGACGATGCCATAGTTGTTTGACATTCGGTCCACGCGCCGCAACTGTTTTGCTATGCCGTCGAGCCTTGCTTCAAGGCCTGCAACAGGCAATGGCGTGACGTGTGCGGCAGAAGAAGACATAGAAATATTATGCTTTGCAAGTATTGCAGGCAGCCCCTGCCATGTATGCAACTGACCGCCACGATGCAGGTGCTCAAATAACGCTCTATTTTCTTTAGTGACTCTCGCCGTATGGACAAACTCGCGTCCGTGAACAACACCTGCAACAGCGTTATCATTGCCGTCACCTGTATACCCGCCCTCTTTGAAGCCTGATATTACGGAAGCCAACATGGCTTTCAGCAAGGCCGCCATCGCTTTTGCGGCAGGCAAAGCAAAGGGACCTAAGGTACTAATATAACTCGCTATCATTGGCACGACGTACACATCAACGAGGGATGATGCTATCGTTATCGCAAACTTTTTTAATGCTTTGCCGGACTCTTCAGTGCCAGCTAAAATCGTTCCTAACGCCGCCCCCGTTGCCGTTGCCAACGTGGAGTACATTAGTTCAGTTTGTTTTGTTGTTTCCTTGTTGTTATCTAAAAGTTTAGCATTTTTTTCTTCGCTGCTCAAGCCCATGTCCGCTTCAATAGCCTCGCGCTCCGAAGCAAGGGACGCAATCTTTGCCGTTGTATCTTGAATTAACTTAGTATTTGCATTTAGCACCTCAATGTATGCCCCGCTAATAGCGGATTGTAATCTTGTATAGAAACTTTCGGTTTCGGTTGCCCCATCGCGTAACTTACCCATTGCGTCTTGGTAGGAAAGTATCCCCGCCCTTGCATCTTCAACAACTTTTTTAGCGGCCTCATTGGTTATATCTTCGGGTACTTCAAATAACGCATCCCATTTAATATTGCCGAAAGCATCAATAAATGAGTTTGATAATTGCTTGCTAAGTTTAGTAAAAGAATCTTCAGTTGGGACAAAGTCAATTTTAACAGGCTCAATTTTTAGCGCGTGTAATTCTTTCGCAAGGTTCGATAAATCAACGCTTGGAGTAATAGTAATCTTCTTTATAGAAAGCGCAACATCAGGGGCAAGGTCGGCAAATATTTGGCGTATATCGTTGGTTGTTTCGTCTTTGTTTAATTTGATTTTAGTGGAAATAAACAACCCTTCTTTGTCCACCGTTGCCTTGAATATTTCCTGCGCTTGTTGAAAAAGTTTATTTGCTGCCTCTCTATCTATTTCCTTTAACTTTATCTCTGCCTCTTCGCTTGTTATAGCCCCAATTTTTTGAAGCACTTCAAGCCGTGCAGCCTCTTCTTTACGTGCTGTGGCGATAGCTTGCTTAATGTCGTTATATTTTTTTAGTGCTTTTTCAAGTGCCGACGCGGTGCTTCCTGCCGCCCCCGCCCCCGTCCTTGCGGCCTCGGCTCCAACCTCTGCTGCTGCCTCAGCCTCAGCCTTAGCCCGTGCGGCCTCTTCACGCGCTTCTTTCGCTCTGGCTACGACGTCATTGAAGCCTCTGTCGTAAGCCCTGCTAATGCGTTCACCACTACCTGCAAGAATTTCTGCAATCTTAGCAAAGTTAAACGATGATAGTGCTTCGAAAAATTCGCCAATGATATTTTTTGTTTCTCGGAACGCTACGGCGACACCGCGCAAAGTGCCTTTGATATTATCAAAAATTTTCCTAAGTCCATCAATAAAACTACCAGATTTATTGGCGGCTTGGCCAACGCCCGTTGTTTCCTCTTTCGCACCCTTAAAAAGATTTATGATAGGCTTCAGCACAGCCATCAGCATATCGAGGCCGGAAACCAACACTTCAACAACTATACCCGCAAGCTCACCAACAACGCTGCCCACTTCGCTCGCTATTTCGGCAAAAATCTGCAACCCATCAGTAAACAACTTCATAATGTCCACGCCCTCACCCATGCCGCCAAACCAACTCCTAAACATATCTATAATTGGCGTTAGTGAGCGCAAGACAGCGTCGAAAACCTTTGATAATATATCGTAGAAAGTTCCAATCGCCGTAATCGTAACCGTAAGAGAAGTTACAATATTCGCTATAATAGCGCCGCCAATGGCCATGAGTATTGGTTTAGCGACAGCCCACAGCTTCGAGAAATACCCCTGAAAACTTGCGAAGGTCTTTTGAATTACGGGGCCTAAAACCGTCTTAAAAATATTTATCACGGGGACCAACACAGCAGACAACCCTTGATAAATAGATATACCAAAATCAGCGACGACGGACTTCATACGATTAAACATCTCGCCGAGAGTATTCATATTGGTGGCGGCTTGGTCATAAGCTGCCGTTGTGTTTGTTATCTCAGCAGTCCACTCCCTTATTGTGCCCGCCCCCTGCGCCAGCATGCCCGCGGCTGCTGCATTTTCTTTGCCGAAAATGGTTGCCATTGCAGCATTTCTTTCGTAGTCCGAACCGAGAGTTGCAAGACCTGCGTTTAGTTTTTCCAGGGCTTCACCAGCGCCCTGCGTTGTTAGCGTTGTGCCGAGCTCCTTAGTTGATAAACCCATTTTCTTTAATGCTTTTTCGCCTTCGCCACTTTGCTTTTGCAGGCTCGCCAAAACGTTGCGTAAACCAATACCCGCTTCGCTGCCCACCTTGCCACCGGCAGCAAGAACCTGTAAGGCTGCGTTCGCTTCCTCAAAAGAAACATTAGAACCCTTCACCGCAACACCTGCTTGCAAGAAAGCCTCACCAACCTGCGGTATTTCTGCGGCACCTACTTGTGCAGAGGCTGCCAAAACATTGATGAAGCGCGCCGATTCGCGTGCAGCCTCGTCGGCATCCTCAACATTAACGCCCATCTGTAGCATAGAGTTCGCAAGTGTGTCCATAGACTGCGCTGCGTCCAGCCCGCCAGCTTTAGCAAGTATGTTAACATTTTTTGTAATCTCTCCCAACGCTTCGGGAGTGCCTGCCAACTGCGGACCAAATTTCGACAGGATGCCCTGAAAGGCCGCCAGCTGCGTACTTGCCTCGCCGCCAAAGTCTTTAGCCAGCTGCCTCCCCATGTCACCTAAATTAGTTAATGCCTCCCCTGTGACACCCGTCACTGCGGAGAGCGCCGCCATGTCCTGTTCGAATTGTTGCCCAAGCTCCATTGCTGATTTGAAGCCACCAATGAGCGCACTTACTCCGGTACTCACTGCCCCTGCAACTCCCCCGCCAATGAGGCCCCCCATCAGTGCACCCTTCATATCGGCAGCCGAAGCCTTGAACATATCACTAAATTTATTTCCTGCCGACTTTCCTGCGTCGCCAGCCTCACCGGTAAACCTTGCTTTCATTTTCGTCCACCAGCCTGTAAGGCCCTGTTCATTGGGTTTTACAGGTATTTCAACAGGCTTAACGGCAACCCCTGAAGTGGCTGCTTTGACATCGGAAACAAATTTATTTACAGAACCTGAATCAAGTTTAACAGCTGCCTTTATGTCCCCAACATTAGCGGTTTCCTTGTGCAGTTTTTGCAGGTTAGATATGGCGGGGCCCGTATCTATCGAGAGCGTAGCGGTAAGATTCGTTGCCATGATTACATTCGCCTTTTATCTCTATTTATATTTATTGTCTTCATTGTAGGCTGATCCCATGCGGCAGCTCTGTGCAGGGCTACACGTCGTAGCCATGCGGAGGCAGGTAGAAGTTGGAAGTCATCAGGTGTCATGTGCCAAACTTTCGCAACCTCATAACTAACAATATAGTCCGCATACTCATCCGCCACCACCTCAACCCCTGTAACCCTTGTAGGTAGAGGCTCTCCGTATTCATCCATTGGTTTCAACGTTAGCACAGGGAAAGCCTCCATCACATCGTTACATTTATTTACTTCGCTGTAATAGCAAGGTGCGAAAGGATTCAACGGCGCTCATGACTTCTTCGATATCCTGCTGATCCCAAAACAAATTAGTCCCGTCCTCAGCGTCGTCCAATGTGTCAAATTGCTCACGTTGAGCGTCGGTGAGTTTCGTCGTGTCAGCTATAACCCTAACAATAGTTATAGCATCAGCAAGTACCGCAAGGTCATTACGTGGCAACTCCAACACCGGGTTATTAACTGCCTTGATGATTGCGGGGAACGCGCTTTGCATCGTGCCGATAAAATTTTTATTTACCATATCGGCAACCTGTGCTTCCTCCATGTTAGGGCTGCTCTGCCGTATGCGCGCTGCCTCTTCGGCAGCCCACTTAGGATTAGGCGTGCCATTGTGCAGCATGACGGTGAGCGCCTCCGGATGCGCTTCCAAAGCCTTAACGAAAGCCGTATTCGCCGATGCCGCAGAGATGGATTGCAAGGGTGATTCACAACGCCGCAACACAGAGCGTGTAACGGTTTGGCGCAGCGGAACATCGATAGTAATGTTGTCGTTAAAGGTAAGTTTAATTGTTTTTTTCATACGTTTATTTAGGTTAAAGATAGGGCGGGTTGCAGCCCGCCCATAAAAAAAATTACATGAAGGCTACACGGCCATACGGGAATCCCGACGTAAGCGATAGGGGCGCCGGTGTGGTTGCCACAGCACTGAAGTATGACGAACCAATCGTTAACGAGCCACCGAGTTTAAACGAAGTGAAAGCCAATGAAACACGGTTCCATTTTTCCCCTTCTTGCTTGTACGACCCGCTTTGCCCATCAAGCCTAACGCCGGCAGCGAAGACCTTACGAGCCTGCCCCACAGTACCACCAATCAAGCCACCACCTGCGATAATAAGTTGCGTTGCATTAGTGGATGTTGCAGCCTCTTCCTTTGTGCCATCTTCAAACGTGACAGCCTCGCGCCCAGAGGACACAGCGTTATTCATGTAGGTTTCCAGATAGGTGTTAAGTGCCGCATCATCCTTAACGCCATCTACGGTAATCTTATACTCATTCGATTCTTGTCGCTGCACGTCAACGCTAACGATTTCGCCGTTGTAATCATATATTGGCGATGCCCCAATTGTTGGCGACCCCCCGTCGGTCAGCGAGAACATTTGTGTTCTGTTCCCGCCACCAAGCACTCTATTCGTTGTTGCCATTATTACGATCCTTGTCTAAAAGTGAAAGAAAGTTATTTGAATCCCTTGCAAGAAGTTGCGTAAAAAATCCAATATTGTCGGCATCAATATCAACGATTTTTACAAAGGTCTTTGCAAGTAGATATACATTCCGTTGCAATTTTGCGCGTAACCGCGCTGGGTCAACGGTGTACCCGCTGTGTAGTATCTGCACCGAGCAGTCGGCAGTGTTGTATCCTGCTCTTTGCACTGAATAAATTATTTGTTCATGGCAGTCACCCACATAGTATAATTCGCTAAGGTTGCGGTAAAGACGTACCGCGCTTTCATTGTAGCGCGTGACTGTGTCAGGCTCTTCAATATTGCGCATGCATCCGGCAATACCCACGAAGAGGCCCGCTATACCTTGCGGGTATTTATCTAAATTTTTATCAAACCAATCGCGTGAAGCATCGGCAAGCCTCTCGTCCATATCCATCGCCAGCACCCAGCTACGGGTCGCATATTGCCCCGCAAGGTTGCGAAGCTCCGCAAACGATTTGTATGGTTCGGTGTATTGCATCTCATAGGCTGTATACACAACGTTATTATGTATCACCATTTCTTTGACCAACGCAGGGTCTGTACATGTTTCGCCGCGCTTGTTAAAAAGGATGACAACTTCGCACCCGTCCGGCACATTGGCAAGGAACTCATCAAGTAGGGGCATATCTTCATAACTTGCAATTGCAACTACTGATAAATTTATGTATGGTTTAGCTTCGGTTGCCATAGTTACATGATTGTTGTTTTCGGTTCGTTACCAACGTACATGACAACGGTTGATTTGTTATCGTGGGTAAAAACACCCTCAACAAAACTAACAGGTGGCTTTAGCAGTTCAACCGCGCTAAGGCTTGTGACCCCTCGCGGCATAGTGTCTTTCCAGATATCCGTATCAACTAGTAGGTCAACATCACCGAGCCACCTCTTTAATTGTTGCAGGTGATATATTGCTTCTGATAATTTCATTTGTAATTAACAATATATTTAATTAGAAACTCATTCATGACTTTGTAGGTGCTGCCGCCATCATCAACAAAACCTGTATTACGCAGGGGCGCAATAGACGTCACGGCAACATCCGCCGTTACCGAGCTATCACCGACAGGTAACGATTGCGCCAAAGAGTACATGACGCGCGTTACGTCTTCGACAACACCTCCGTAAAGTTTTATAGCATCGCCCTTTGCGTGTATGCCCGTTGCAAATGAACAGAAAACACCAACGACCATTTGTTGCCTCTGCCAATCAACGAAGCCCCTTTCATTATCCGCATTAGAATACTGATTGTCAATAATATTCGTATAAACCAAAACACGGTTAGGGGCAGCCTTTGCCTTGTCGTTATACTGCTCGACAACGTCAAACCGCGAAACAGCAGTAAGGGCGGAATTAACTAACTCTACAATATAATGTTCTTTATTTATCATGCAATAGCCCCTAATCTACGCACCACCCTATCTGCCAAATCGTTTAGTTCTTCGTCCGCAAACTCTGCCATCGCAGGAGCCACGTACGGCCTTGCAGGCATCGTAAAACGTGCATTTGCGCGTCCCGTAGTGCCGCCGTACTCATGAATATTTGCGTAAGGAATAAGGTCTGTGTTAATTGCATAAGTTAGTACTACTTCCTGCCCATTAGTCTTCACCTTAGATAGGTTTGCGCGGTTGCGCGCTGACGTGGCTGCATCGTACAAAGTTTTAGTATTGGTGTACAGTTGATTGGTTGCATTCCTTACGTACGGCCTATCATAACGCCCCGTGTCCATATTGAATTTAGGATGCTCACCAATGTTCATGTGGTCGGCAATGTAAACAAAAAGAGTTTCCAACATAAGTTGCAGCTCGCCGGTAACGATTGCAGGGAGCCTCTCTAATAGTGCGGCAGTATACTCACGTGGTGTCATGGTTATGTTACCCTTTTATATGGTTTCAACCTATGCCGCCAGCTGTGTTCCATGTCTTTATATTTAATGTTCATGCTTACGCCCCCCTCGTTGTTTACGACGGACTCAACACCAAGCCTTGCATCTGCTGCGTGGCCTGCCTCCAAAAACATGACCGCCACCATCTCGCCGCAAACGTGTTGCAGGTCAGCAGGCACAGGGAACAGCGAACCGTCGTAGCCAATGGACAACTCGGCAGTAACATAAACATATTTGCCGAAACCTTCTTCACGATACAACGTAAATAAGTTTTCATTGCGCGAAATTAAGCTAACATCGGTAAGCGTGACAGGGGAGCCTCCGGCAGTTTCGAGGGCCGTAACAGTGCCTAAGACAACGGGTACAGTAAATTGCAAATCGTAATATCGCGTAGCTTCGACGAATGTAATTTCAACCGTAGAGCCGTCAACAGGCTGATTACAAATAGAGGCTATGCGCCCCGTAGCTACGGGAATCAATGCCGACAGTACCGCATCATACGCGGTCGTATCTATCTTTAGATTGTTGGCTTTGACCTGTGCGGTCGTGCAAAGTGCCATTACTTTTTACGCCTGTAATGTTTGCAATAATTATAAATTTTTAGAAGCCACATTAACAACGCTGCCGAAGAGGCTAAGATAGCCACGATAGCAGCCACCTCTTGCAGGACTAGGGTGGTGTGTACATGGGCTGCTACGGCACTGCCAGCACCAAGGCCAGTTAACACGTGCGCAATGAGCGAATCGGTCGTATGCCCCGTCACGGCAGCACCTTGCCGTTTGCGCCTTCAATAGCTGTCTTCAGTGCAGACAGTAGCACCGTTGTCAGCGTGTCCGCTTGGCCGCCGGGAAGCTTAACCGTTATATTATCTTTCTCGATTACCGTATTGTCACTTGCGATGATATTGTAATTTAGTATAACGTTATGCGCTTTGCCAACGTCATTGAAATCAACTATCACCCTACTACCAACAAGGCTAACGCCATCCTTAGCAGGTGGTGCGACTTTTGCAGCAGGGAACGAAACTTGGAGTTTTTCAACCATGGTTTTTTCTCTAAAAAAGTTAGTAAACTAAATCAGTAAAGTGAATATCTGCAAGCCAACGCATGGACGTTGCGGCAAGGCCGGTACAGGTAATGATAAGGCCCGCCGCCGCTGATGTTGCGGCAGCCATACTAACAGCAATTGTTCCGGTAGTGCGGTGTACTACTGTGACATTGCTAACATCTAGAACACCTGTGTTAACTGTTGCGCCGTAGCGTAAGACACCATCAACTGCGAAGACTGCGGATTCGTTAGTTGCGGAATTACTACGGCACACGACGTAACCACGGAAAGGAATTGTACTTGTTAGCTGACACTCAAGGGTTGCCATAGCAAGGGGAGTGGCGTTAGCCGTCGTTGCAAATTTCTGCGACTGCCGCGACTGCGCTACCCCGGTGCCGCCACCGCCATCATAGCCGACGACGAAATCGGATGAATTCAAGGCTTTTCCATACCCCCCCCCCACCGTCGCGTAACCCCGTGCGTTTGTGGTGTTACTTGCCCCGCCTATCACTGCTGAATACTGCCCGCTTGCGGTATTACTTGCCCCGCCTATCACTGCTGAATACTGCCCGCTTGCGGTGTTGCTCGCCCCGCCGCCGATGGCTGCGTAATACGCGCTTGCGGTGTTGCTCGACCCGCCGCTAATGGTAGAGGCTTGCCCGCT